GAACTAATTATAAAACATACATTATCACAATAAATATATTAATCGTATTCTTTATATTTATTTATTACAATGGACCGATTTGTTATAAATAGAAATGCCGCATCTCAACACACTACTACTAAGACTCAACACACCACACCACCCGCCACCGAAACGCAAGAAATCACCGTATACACAGATGGTGCCTGTATAGACAACGGCAAACCATACGCCCGAGCCGGATATGGAATATGGTTTAAAGAAAATGACCCCAGAAACACCAGCGAATCATATAATGGAAAACAAACCAACAACATCGCCGAATTACTGGCAATCATCAAAACCTTAACTATACTAGATAAGGAAATCAAAAACAATCAACCAATCCACATCTACAGTGATTCAAAGTATGCGATCCGCTGTTGCACAACTTATGGGGAAAAGTGTTATAAAAAAAACTGGATAAATCCCAACAACAAAAGCAAACCCATACCCAACTTAGAATTGGTTCAAACCGCCTATTTATACTGTAAAAATCACAAAAACATTTATTTTCATCATGTAGAAGCACATACCAACCGCACAGATAAGCACTCCATCGGCAACGACCATGCCGACCGACTTGCAAATCAAGCAATCGGTGTAGATAAATGTCCGTATGCTGCCGCGGCTTCAACTGAAGGCAATGCCACTTATAACAACGCCACCGAATATTATCTCTCCCTTCACAAACAAAACAAATCATCTAAATCTCAAAAGCGTATTTACTTAAATATACCTTACAACGAAAAAGAAGAAGCAAAAAAACTAGGCGCCAAATGGGAATCATCAAAAAAAAGTTGGTATATTTTAGAAAACAACAAACACAAAGAATTAATGATGGGACGATGGTAATCCGCCCACCCCCATCGCAACAAAAACATATTTTGCGTAAAATAAATACTAAAAACAACAATATAGATAGTATAAGAACCCATTCATGGAAATCATCGATAGTTCATCGGACAAAATCAAAATAGAAACGCCTACACCAGCATCTACAATCAAACGACGCTTGAAAATCGGAATCACCTCACAAGAAATCAAAGACCTTTTTTGCAATGGATTGCGATTTAACAATCAATTATGGTACGACTTTTTAACGAATTGTGGTTATGATGTATATTTTTTAACAACCACCGATTACACGCATCCTAATTACCGTTTTTTAAACTATTGTAAATTGTGGGATGAAAAAGGGTATCGTGTCCCCAATTACAAGGAAAAACACGCAGAACTACTTGATTTCGACTATATCTTTATTGTGGGAATATATAGCAATCGTTTATCCAGTATAATGAAAGAGCATAAAATAAAACTAATATATATCATATTAGGGAGCGTATATCACAATGATGTCCACAGCATCGTCGACGATAGATGGTCATCGGGCGTGGTAACGGACGAATTCAGTCAAATTTGGATAAGTCCACATTTTGAGTATTGCCTACAATATTATAAAATCCGATATTCCACCGATAATATTTATATTGGTCCTTATTTTTGGAGAGATGATTTATTTAAAAAAGAAAATTTAATGAATACGGTAAGAACCGATGTAAAAGAGCATTTAAGAGTTGCCATTTGCGAACCCAACTTAGAACAAGCAAAAAACTGTATTATTCCAATTGCCATTTGTGAAAAAGCTTATGAAGATGTAGAACGAGTATATGCGTTTTCAACCGCCAAACTAAAAGAAGTTACCTTTTTCAAGAATTTCTGTTTACGAACCAAACTACATCGAAATGCCAAGTTTTCAATAGAAGGACGATATCCATTGCCATTTATATTGCAAAAGTATTGTAATTGTTTGGTTTCCTATGTAGAAGACTGTGATTTAAACTACTTGTTTATTGAGTGTTTTTATTTGGGTATACCATTGGTTCATAACTCACCTATGTTAAAAGATTATGGATATTATTATCCTCGTCTTCAAGTCGACAAAGGAGCAGAACAATTAAAATACATAAAGCATTTCCATAACCGCGAAGAATACATAAAAAAGCATCGTCCCATAGTGGAAAAATATGCGGTCGACAATCCTGTTTATATGGAGTGGGCCAAACGACGATTGGAGTATGGACTCGACGATGACAAGACAACCGATACCAACGGCGTTAGCTTTGGGATTAACATTTAATAAATCACATTTAATAAATCACATTTAATAAATCACATTTAATAAATCACATTTAATAATTACTAATTGATAATTAATAATTATTTAAACAGTATAGGTTTCAAATAAGTGAGAAAGATCATTTACCAATTGAAATTTCTCTCTTGTAACTGGATCAATAAATTTGTTTACAACACCCCAAATCACCTTAAATAATTTAGTAGTAGAACAAACATAACAACTGTCTAATTTGTCAGGAAAAGCAGTGGCGGTTAAACTATTGATATGTTTAAATAACTTAAGTGAAAAATTTTCCATCGAACAATTATTTAAATTTACATATAGTCTCATTTTATCCCAACCACTTTTTTTCGATATATTTAAAGCATCTAAACACAACATCAATACATATTCTGAAAATTCATTGTATTTTCCCTTAACTTCTTTAGGCTTAAAGTTTTTCATACAAAACAAAATAGAACCCACCCCATCAATATCTGCAGTATATAAAAAAGAAAACATCTGCCGATATTTTATATATTTTTCATTATCCATATTACTATTATTACTATTATTACTATTATTATCCGATTGAGACATAATTGTTTATTATTAATTAATATAAAAATAATACATATTCAACACAACAAACCCCACAACAACCAAACAACCACAATTGTATAATAAATGTATAATAATTGCTAAATATAATTTGTGTATTATATATTAATAATGCCTTATTACAACAAAATGCGATTATTTACGGTTTTACCAACAACAAACATCACCACATCAAAAAAACAATCCAATAATGTAAAACCCCCTCCACCATCCATAGAACAACAAGAAAAAGAGTTATTATATTGGGAATCACAGTTTGAAACCTTATTTGATAATATAGAAAAAAAACGCCAAGATAAATTAAACAGACGAACAATGTATCGTAATATGTTTTCCATTAATTTACAAACCCATTATAAACAATAATCATATCCAATACCCCAACCTATCCACACAACAAACCATCCACACACCAACTCATTTCATCTCCAAACATTATATAGAAATCATTTAAATAGACACAAATATAATAAATTATAATAATGAGTGTTCAATTCAAGTTGTATTTAAAAGTCGAAGACGAAGCATTAAAAAAGGAATATATAAAAAGGGTGGAAAAATGGAATAATAACTTAAATTCCTCCCACCCAGATTCCGGCTTTGATTTACTATGTCCTGAAACAGTATCATTTGCGGTTCCCTCTTCAGCCACCTCCACGGCTAAACTACATTTTGTCACTCGACTGGTAGATTTAAAAGTAAAAGCTGCTGCTTATAAAATGGTAAAAGACGACACACATCAAACACCAGCACCAGCACCAGCACCAGCGTTATCTCCTCATGCGTATACTTTAAATGTGCGTTCTAGTATATATAAAACGCCTTTTCGCCTATCAAATAATGTGGGAATTATAGATAGTGGATATCGTGGAAATTTAATGGCCGCTGTAGATTGTCACAACACAGATGTAGAAATGAAGCAACACAATCGCTATTTTCAAATATGCATGCCCACTTTGGAACCATTTGAAATAGAAGTGGTGGAAACATTAGACGCCACTGTGCGAGGCACTGGTGGGCATGGTTCCACCGGAAAATAGCCATCCTAACCCCACTTACCAAAACCATCCTAACAACAAACATAAATAAAAAATAGTATAGTATTTTTTATTTATTTTCGATTATTACTTATCAATTATTGCTTATCAATTATCCCTTTGTTTCTATTGATATGAACTATAGTTTAGTCCATTTTTCTTTTTGTTTCGCTTCATATTTCTTTTTTCACGATAAACAATATTTTTCAACAAACGATTGCCATTTCTGGAATCATATACGCTACTCCATTCATTGGGTTCAACTGAATAGTACATATTACCGTGCTGCACCACACGAAACGCATTCACCATAAAAGGATCTTGCGTAGTAGGAACATAAATATTGCCATATGGAGTCGCAACGGCAACTTGCTTGGTTTTATTATTGTAAAACTCCAATGAATCTTCTGTTTCAATCATTTCCCATCCTTCATTTTCCAATGTTTCTGCGATTGCTTCCTCATAAGATTTTCCATCTTCCATCAACAGTCGGATACTGCCACTTAATTTGGTGTTGTTAATCATACTAGATTGACCTTGGGTTAATTTGGTAGACGCACTTAAACTCATAATTACTTAATACTTAATAATTGGTGTTTGTTTTAAACCTTTTTTCTTAATCAATTTATGTAACTACTAATTACTAACTACTAACTACTAATTACTAACTACTAATTACTCATACAAATAATTTTGTATGGCATTTACATAAATCTTGGCGGCAAATATCATGTCATCGTGCTTAATAAAATCTTCCTTATTAATGTATTGTTTAATTTTATATTCCCGTTCAAATACCACATTTTTATAAATTTTTATCATGTTTAATAGATGCTTATCGGTTAAGTTTTTAAATATGCCATTAATTGTTTCTAAACCATGTATAGGAACATAAATATCGTATACTTTTTTTAAAAAATTATATGCGCATGTTTCATTTTGCTGTGTCATAAGTTATATCTATATTTTACATTAACAGTATTTTTATTTACTTTTTACTTTTACTTTTTTATACTCGCATTTTTTCACCATACTTTACTTCCACTTGTCGCGTCAATTCATCTACTAGATCATGTATCTCTGAGGGAACCGCCTTACTTTTATTTTCATTTTCATTTTCATTTTCATTTTCATTTTCATTTTCATTTTTATTTTTATTTTTATTTTCATTGTTTTGTAAATGCGATGGCGTATTTGAAAATGATTTTTCCAAACTTTTCCCTAATTTCACTTCATACTTAAAGTAATACATGTCACCATGTTTATCTTTAAAAGACGGCAGCTTATAAAATGTCTTCTCTTCTTGAACCCACATAAAATCCACATATATATTTCGTATATGCAGCATCTTACCATCCACATCATCCATAAAACACTTATACGGCATGCCTACAATTGTTTTCTTACACCCATCTTTAATAACACCTTGCTTAAACAACTCATGAAACGCACGATCACTTAATAAACGAGACAACAGTTTTATCAAACTCACCAAATTATTTTTACAATTATCATATGTGTCTGAACTAATCTCAGAATTATGAAACAACCGTTCCAAATGCCTTCTGGCGTTAAATACATATGGGTCCACAATATACTTGTAGTTATTACTTATATAAAATTTATACCTTTCATGAAACCCATTTTCAAATCCATGTTTCCAGTGATTACTTTCATCATTTGAATAGATATAGTTATATAAATCCAACTCGGTAATCGGAAAATGACACGCACTATAATATCCTCTTTTATATTCCAAATCTTCACCGGCTCGTATAGAACAATTGCGAATTTTCGTCACTTGTCGGTTGTGTTCTTCGATATATGTTTTCATTCTTTGAATGTTTTTCTCGAGTCGTTCGGTTTCCGCGTAACGGTCCACCAATGTATTTCTGGTTCGATTAATAACATCTCTAAACATTTTAAACTCATCGGTGGCTGCCGCCATATTAATACCATGATAATCCCATTTGGAATAATCCACATAGTTTTTCCGACATAACGGACATGTTTTCGATTCTTTTAACCACTTAAAGAAGCAATTTTTACAAAACAAATGGTTGCATAAAGTAGCCACTGTGTTTTCCACACATAATTCCTCATAACATACACCACATGATTTTGATTGCTCTTCCTCCACCGTAGCGTTTACTTGTTCCTCTGCCGTTGCGTTTACTTGTTGTGTTGTTGCCATATTTACACGCCTTGTTTTAGATTGATAAGTATTTTAATTAATGTCTTTAAATTAAAGAATTAATTAAATCAATTTATAAAATTAAGCAATCGCATCTTGATTTAATATGTAATCCACATATTCTTCTGCTCTCGCTAGTGTAGTAAACTTGGCATTATAATTAATCATAGTGCCTTTCATAGGATAAGAAAACACATATTTGTTTAACAACTTATCATACTCCAAATAAACAATAGCAGTTTCATCGTCTTTTTTACAAAACGAGAAAATGGTTTTCCTATCACTATTCTCTCCGTATTGAAACATACCGTTGTCGACTAGTTTGCTGTAGCCGCGATCTTTAATTTTTTTAATTCTAGTAATATTCATAAAACTAAACTGGTTTATATAATTATCTCACTACTTATTTAATATATTTTAATTATTATTTATCATTATTATTTCGTTGTTTATCATTTTACAAAATTAATATGTTAATGTATATAAATGACAACATTAGGAAAAAATATTGGAATATCACAACCGCGTGCGGCTCCACCTCGCCCCAATCAAGTTAAAGCATTACAATCCAGATACGAATACCCAAACAGTATAAAAAACAGCTATTACAACACATTAAACTTTGGCACGCCAAACGGTTCAAACCGCAAATTAAAAACATACAATCATCCACAAGCAACCACACACAATATGTCAAATATAACTGATCAGCAGCGACGAGATGGTGTTACTACAACAGACAAGGTAAATATGCAAAATAAAATAGGACAGATGGATCGTCTTAACCGAATCAAAGCACAGGCAATCAACCAGTCAAAATAAAAGACAACATACACACAACACACAACACACAACACACAACACACAACACACAACACACAACACACAACACACAACACACA